TGCCAGTCTACAGTGAATAACTCTGTCTGCTGACATTTAAGAGAATTACATATCCTGTGCGCTAATTGACAATTAGCTGTGGAATGCTCACCGCCAATGGAGAGTGGGATGATATGGTCTATCGTTCCATCCCAATTGTCATCGATACCTTTTACTGGATGTACGGGCAGTCCGCAGATTTGACAGATACCTCCATCACGCTGATATATGAAATCAAAGTCAACATTTTCAACAAAGGCATCAGTAATCTGTTTTTCTCTGCGCTTTTTAGCTTCGCGCATATACTCCTTGTGTCGTCGAGAAGCGTGTTCCTGCCTGCGCTCGTGCGTATCAGAACAAGATTGGCAACAAAAAACAGAGTGGGTATCACCACACTCTGTCGTAAATTCACTCCCGCATTCCTTGCAGATATGGGTACGAGGTACATAGGCATCTGCCCACTGCGCTCGCTTCATTTTCAGGTTACCATTATAACTGCACTCACGGTTGCAGTAAATTTTGTTAGGATAGGTTGTTTCAAATGATTCTCCACACCAGGCACAGATACGCTTATATACAGTAGGAGCAGACTTTTCCTTTCTGGACCGTGCTAACGCACGTGCGGCGGACTGACATTCGGGACTGCAGAATTTCATTCTGAAAGCGTTGGGACGCCAAAAAGGTTTACCACAATGCTGACAGATGTAATATTTTTTAACAGCTTCATGTGCTTTTATAGTGGCACACTCCGAAGAACAGCATTGCTGACTCTTTTTTCGCGGATAGAATGACTTTCCGCACACTACACAGATTTTTTCAGAATTCATGGTTACCTCCGTTCTGATGCCATCGGTCACCGCGCTCGGCATGGAGTCTTGCGTGACAGGATTTACACAGTGCGATGAGGTTATCTTCACAGTGTGCCCCACCTTCCGACAGCGGAGTCTTATGGTGAATCTCTTCGGTCGGAATCAAAAGTCCGTTCTGCTGACACAACTCACACAGCGGATGAGCCGCCGCATATCGGTCGCGAATACGTTTCCATGCACGTCCGTATCGTCTTCGGATAACGGGATCGCGGTCGTATTTTTCGTAGCGTTTTGCTTCTTCCTTGGTATGTTCTTCGCAGAACCGTCCGTCGGTCAGTCTGGGACAGCCCGGGTGGGAGCAGGGACGCTTGGGTTTCGTGGGCATTGGTTCTCCTTCGGGAAAGACAAAAGCCACCTCGGGATAACTCCCGTGATGGCTTTCGTTGTATTTTTCGGTATTATAATGATACCATAAGAGCATACTCTCTTTCCATCACATTTACTCTCACGCAACGGAGGGCGGAGTGATTTCCTTGAGAGCCTTGTCATACAGGCGATAGATGTGCTGGATGCTGTAATTCATATCAACTGCGATTTGTTCCCATGTTCTGAAACAAAGGAAACGCAGTTCAAGAAGTGTCTGGTATTCAGGATCAGTAACCGCTTTGATTACCGACACCATCTCCCGTTTCAGATCCACGAGGTTGTCGATGTCACGGTTGATCTCGTTTTCCAGATCGACGATCTTCACGATAATATCCTCCATCCGATGCACATTCCGTGTGCCGCTCGGTGCGACATCGGAGAGGGTGGACGTTGCTTTGGTGGCGAGGTCACGAAGGGACATAACCTGTTCCAGTTTGGAGTTGATTCGCTGATCGAGCCGGTATGCCTGACCGAGATATTCTTTTGCTGTCATTTTGTTACCTCCAGATTTGCCTTGACCGCATCAATGAGTGCGGACTGCGTTTTGTCTTTTTTGCGGAGAGCGTTCATAATCCGCTCATCGATGGTGTTTTCTGCGATGATGTGGTGGATGACCACGGTTTCGGACTGCTGTCCCTGCCGCCACAGTCTGGCGTTGGTCTGCTGATACAGTTCAAGGCTCCATGTCAGACCGAACCAGACGAGGGTCGAACCGCCTGCCTGCAGGTTCAGTCCGTGTCCGGCTGATGCCGGATGGATGACTGCCACAGGAATTCTGCCGCTGTTCCAGTCGGTGATGTCGCGGGAGGTTTTGATCTCCCGGACTTTGAACCGTTTCTGAATCCGTTCCAGATCATGCTTGAACCAGTACGCTACAAGTACCGGCTTTCCGTTGGCAGCTTCGATGAGGTCTTCAAGGGCATCCAATTTCCGTTCATGGATAGTGAACACCCGCTTGTCCTCGCCGTAGACTGCGCCGTTCGCCATCTGCGACAGCTTATTCGCCAGAGCCGCCGCGTTTCCGGCATCGATTTCTTCATCACCGAGGGAAACCACAAGGTCGGCTTTCATGGTGTCGTATGTCTTGCGCTCCTTTTCGGAGAGGATTACTTTAACCTCGTTCATCACGCATTCCGGCATCTTCAGATGATCCACGGCTTTCATGGAAATCGTGATGTCGGAGATGGCGGCGTAGATTTCTTCTTCTGCGCCCTCTCGCGGCTTGTAGGAGAAGATCACCTGACCGTTCCGCTTGTCCGGCACGAAGTAAGTGTTGCGATAGTGGGTAATGAAGCGTCCGAGCCGCTTGCCAAGGTCAAGGATTCGGAACTCTGCCCATAAATCCATCAGACCATTACTGCTCGGTGTACCAGTCAGTCCTACGATTCGTTTGACTGTCGGTCGGACTTTGAGCAGGCTTCGGAACCGTTTTGCCTGGTAGGACTTGAAGGAAGACAGTTCGTCGATGACCACCATGTCGTAGTCAAACGGGAGTCCGCTTTCCTCGATCAGCCATCGGATGTTCTCACGGTTGATGATGTACACGGACGCCTTCTGCATCAGTGCCGCTTTCCGTTCCGTTTCCGTACCGACTGCCACGGAATATGTAAGTCCTCGAAGATGATCCCATTTTCGGATTTCGTCCGGCCATGTGTCTCTCGCCACTCTCAGAGGGGCGATTACCAGAACCTTGCGAACCTCGAAGCTGTCGAGGCACAGGTCGAAGATAGCCGAGAGGGTGATTGCTGTTTTTCCGAGACCCATATCGAGGAACACCGCCGCGACGGGATGGTTCAGGATGAAGTCGGTGACGTATTTCTGGTAGTCATGAGGACTGTATTTCATCGAGAATTCCTCCGATCTGCTCTGCCGCATCCACGCAGTACACCGAAAAGCCGAGCGATTCGAGCTGTCTTTTTCGCCTTACCTGCAGGGGACGGAGTGTTTCACCTTCCGTTTTGAGTTCCACAAAGGCGATCTTCCCATGTGGCAGAAGGACGATCCGGTCAGGCACCCCATCGAATCCGGGAGACACGAATTTCGGGGCCAGACCTCCCATGTTTTTTACGGTTTTCACCAGTTTTGATTCTATTGTTTTTTCTCTCATCATTTTCTCCTTGTTGCCGATAACCGTTGCCGATGGTGCTTGAAACTCTTACGCGCGTATAGGTGTATATGCGCTGCCGTGTACCCCTTTTTTCTTTATTCATTATCTTTAAGTAGGTAATCGGCAACATCGGCAACATTCTTCAAAACCGCCCTAACGGGTATGGTTTGGAGCGTTGCCAGTGATGTTGCAGGTCTGCTCCATCGGCAACGATCGGCAACATATCAGCGTTGCCGGTTACTTCCCATCGGCAACACGGACATACACCTTCTGAATTCCGTACCCGGGAATCCTCAGCTTGCCCGTAGCATTGCCGTCGTATCTCTGCCAGTTGCCCAGCTTGTACAGGATACTTTCGATTTCATAGGCATCGGTTTTCTTCAGAGCCTCTCTTGCTTTGCCAAAGCACTCACACCAGATTTCCATCGCACAGACACGGGTACGCTGCACGGTGCCTTCTACATTCTGTCCGCCGAATTCGCCGCCGTCGAGATAGGTGCGTCTCTGGAACAGATCATACTTGTCCCATCCGTCCGGAAGAAGCCGGTCAAGGTATTCCTGTACGATGCCTTCACGGTCATCCGTTTCCATCGCATCACGCTGTCTGCTGTACGCCTCTGCCGCCACTTCGCCCTTGAGAAACAGTTCTTCACCAGTTTTGAAGTATTCGATCGCTTCAGCCCATACCTGATCCACCTCGGTCAGATCCCACGGATGGTATTTACCGCGTCCGGTGACACGGACAGGCCAGAATCTGCGGTTGCCGGTGATGTCACGGAGGAAACCTCCATCACTGTTGGTGGTACCGACAATCACACAGGAGCGCGGATGGTTTTCAACCGTCGTGCCATATGCCTGTCTGTACTTATCGTCGGTTCTGGTGATGAAGGATTTCACGACTTCCACATCCACCTTCTTGATGCCGTTCAGTTCGGACAGTTCCAGAATCCAGTATCCCTGCAGTTTTTCCGGCGCGGTCTTGTCCTTCATGTCGGAGATGGACAGCGAATCGGAAAACCACTCCTTTCCGAGCAGAGCAAACAGTGTGGACTTGCCCATCCCCTGTGCGCCGTTCAGCACCAGAATGGAGTCGAACTTGATGCCGGGACAATAGATTCTTGCCACAGCTGCCACAAGAGTTTTTCTGGTGACTTCACGGACATACGGTGTATCTTCCGCACCGAGATAATCGATCAGCAGGGTATCGAGTCTCGGAATGCCGTCCCATGTGAGGGTGGCGAGATACTCCTTCACCGGATGGTACAGCCGTTCGGCAGAGGTCACGGCAAGGAGCGCATCCTTGAACTTGGACGGTGACCAGATACCGTAGGTGCGCTCAAAGTACAGCTTGGCACAGGCAACATCGGTATCGCTCCATCCGGGTTTCACCTGCGGCCACGGCAGTTTGCTGATGACATCGATCATGCTCTTGAACTGGTTGAATACGATGGGCTTCAGATTCGGGTCACAGCGGAGGATGGTGCAGATGTTGGAGAGGGTATCCTTCACGTTTCCCGCCTTGTCCAGTTCGAGCGCGTTCTGCCAATCTTCATCATCGAATTCCGCATTTGCCTGCAGAAAACGCTCCTCGGCAAAGACCTGTTTCACCTTGCTGTCGTTCAGTGCGAACTCGGTCATGGCGGCAAAGGACGGCAGCTTGCCGACAGGTGTGTCCGGTGCGGCTTTTTCGTCCAGATCGCGGAATTTGTGCAGGCGTACAAGGTCAAAGGCATTCAGCAGTTTTCCGCACACAGGGTCGGTGGCATGGTGGCTGTAGGCAAACTTGCTGTCGTAGGTTACCACACCGGCACTGCTGTCGGCGGGGATGTAGTCGTACCGTCCGTTCATGACGGAAGGAGCATAGACATCGGCAAGGAAAGTGTCGATAGCGTCTTCGATGGTGTACGCCCGACAGAACGCACCGACCACCCCCGGCTTGGTCAGCGGATCGGCCTGCTGTGCGATGCTGCGGCGTACTGCTTCAGACTGGCGGCTCGAAACCGGCCATGTGGATGCGTCGTGCCAGTCAGCATATTTGCTGAGATATACATCGGGATCGAGATCAGCACCATCCTTAGTCTGGAAGAAGAATTCACCGTTTGCGGAAGTGGATGGCCAGTACATCAGGCGGCAGGCTTCGTATGTGGTATCGTCGAACAGATCAATGCCGATTTCCTTTGCCACCATCCGTGCAACGGCAGGGTACTCTTCCTCAGTGATCTCATGGGACAGCGGAATGATCATGCGGAGTCGGGGATTCTCCGGCGTATGTTTGTGGGTGGAGTAGACACAGCACTTGAAATCGTGGAGCATGATGATTTCGTCCCAGATACCCGGTTTACCGTAGTCCATATCAAGAGAGAGCATGGACCGGCACAAAACCATGCCGTTCTTGCGGCGTCCTTCACAGAGATGACCGCCGACAAATCCGCCCACATCCTTGATTTCGTCCTGCAGACCTTTCTTTAACTTCCGGTACTCCTCCACGGTTTCTGTGGTACGCTGGGTCACGCTGACCTTGCGGCACAGATCATCCCACGTAATCTCACGGTTCTTCCACTTTTTATCCATACGGCTGTTGCCGACAGCGATTTTCATACGGTATGTACCTCCTTGCAGTCCTCAGTAAAGTAGCGGATCGGCTGACCCTTCCGCTTTGCTTTCTCAATTTCCATTGCCATCCCACGGGACACTGTTTCGCCGAACACCCACAGTTCTGCGCACTTGGATAACAGAACGATATCCATGAACATAGCGAGGTTACGTTCCTTCTCAGTGTTGTCGGACATAAACTGCGTGAAATAGATGTGTGGTGCAATAGGAACACAGCCCTTGTCCACGGCATAACGGCAGTACCGTCGAGCCTTTTCCTGGTTACCGGCTACATCCCCTGACAGCGGAGAACAGATATACACGATGGGACGGAAGGAGAAGACCTCTTTTGCCTCCCGTTCGATTTTCGTGAGAGCCTCGAATGCGGTGGGATCGTAATAGCCCTCGGAATTGAACTTATTGATACTCATCTGCGCTGTGTCCTCCATACTTTTCGATCAGATCTTCCTGTCCGGTGATAACCAGACGGGTGTGTGCATTGCGGCGTCCTTCCTTTGCCTGTTCGTGTGTCTTGAAGAAGGGACAATCCTTACCGTGGAATCGTGTATCGCTCAGTGCCATACAGCAACCGTTCTTGTTTGCAAAGCAGTCGGTGTGCTTGAAGCACCCAATAAACTTTTTACCCATAAATACCTCTCAGTCTTTCTTATAAAAATCACATACATATCCGTCGGCACGGAGCAGCAGACCGTTTGTCCATGAAGGGTTCTCACCCATAATTTTGCAGATGGCTTCAAGCGAGGAATCTGCAGGTGCCTCGATGACTGCTTCATCATGAACGTGCATCACGATTTTGTACCCGTGGGCGTCAAGCCGGAGCATCGCTTCCGCGAGGATATCTCTCGCCGTGGCTTGCACAATATTCTCCACGAATTTGGGTCCGTAGCTTTCGAGACGGAGCCATTTTTTCTGTTCACCCACACCCTCGTAGGTGATCGACTCGCCGCCGAATTTGTTCTCGCCGATCCTCGGGCGGACATACACCAGTTTTCTGCCGGATGGGAGTACGATGAACAGCATCCCGCTCTGGTAGTGAAACTTGATGCCGTGGGTTTCCGCAGTGGTATGTTCCTTCACACAGGTTTTCGCGGCAGAGTCCACGTCCCACCAGAACCGGACAATCCTTGGATTCGATTGCCGCCATGCGTCCACAAGCGGTTTTAGTTCACTTTCCTGCAGACCATAGTTAAGTGCGCCCATTGCTTTCAGCGCACCAACCGAGCCGCCGTAACCGAGAGCAAGTTCGGCAATCTTGCCTTTCTGCCGGAGATGGGAGTTTTGTCCGTGCTTTTCTACGGGAACATGGAACATCTGGCTTGCACTCGCACAGTAAATATCGCCGCCGGATGCAAAAACCTCCTGCCGCCACTGTTCTCCGGCAAGCCATGCGATCACACGGGCTTCGATGGCGGCGAAGTCGGCTACGAAGAAACGATGACCGGGTTTCGGGATGAATGCCGTGCGGATCAGTTCGGACAGCACCATCGGGACGGAGTCATACAGCATTTCGACCGCCTCAAACTGTCCGTCGCGGATGAGGGATCGCACAGCATCCAGATCGGGAAGGTGGTTTTGCGGAAGATTTTGCACTTGTATGAGTCTGCCAGAATTTCCGGTGACCCACACACGTCCATTTCTACGAACCAGGAAATATCCCGTGGGCGTTACTGCGCAGTAAACTTTGCCGTTATAGTGATGAATGATCGGCTTACTTTTGATCTCATGACAATTCTTAGGAGTCAGCCATATATCTACGACATAGGCATCCTTCCAATTTGCGTGTTCAGTAGATCGACAGTGCTTTCCGATCAATGCACACCGTCCTGTCAGATGTGCGAAAGCTTGTACCATATCGGCATTCTGTTTGTTACAGGTCGAGTATTGGATGCTGTTTTTTGCAGAACGATATCCATCCCAATAGACCAGTTCATCGAAGAACACATCAGGACTCTCATCGAAAAGCCACGTGCCAAATGTCTTGTCCCGGAACAAACGTAACCACAGTGGTACATCACGGGAGTTGATGGTGATTGCAGAGACGCAGGATTGTTCATATGTACGGAATACAAATGGAATATCTGCTGTTCTGAGAAGATGCTTGCAGCGTTCAATTTTTCTCGGTTTTTTGAATGAGAATCGAATCGAACCGTCTGCGGTATAGTGACCATCTGCCTGTACCATTACAAGAACACGAAGTTGACTATGTTCCAATCCGGTATCGGTAATCCTTCTTCCTGTAAACGGAATCGAAGGGCGGTATTTTGCCATATTTTCTATGGTATCATTTTGCCATTCACCGTCATATTTCCGTTTCACCCACATTTTATGGTCAGGGGTACTTATCTGACTGATACGTTTGTCCTCGTATTCATACATTTCACCCTCATAATCGAAGGATACGGCGTCCGCTTTCTGAAAGGATACCAATTCACCATGCGGACTCCAACAAGCGATAACACCGCCTTGCCATTCAGATAGAGGTATCCATCCATAATCGGTGAGAATCTCATGGTCACCTGTCAGGCACCATCTGCCTGTACGATTCGCACCGTAGAATTGAATCAGTCCTCTGGCACGGCTGTCCGAGCCGACCACGGACTCCATTGCCGTGTATTTCTTCACACTCGACTTCGCCAGTTCCTTTCGGAGCGAAAGTGCCAATTCCACCTCGCCATCTGCTTTCTCAAGCATCTGCAAAACTGCCGCCTTAGAGAGGGAGTCTGCATCTACACCCTTTTCGGCAAGCCATGCTTTCAACTGCACGGGACTGTTCGGATTCTCTAAACCAGTGACATTTCGCGCCTGCTCCATGTGAGTGCGCTTGAATTCCTCATCACAGCGAATTGCCTGCCGGACCATTGTCCGATCAAGCATGATGCCACGGTCGTTGATCTGCTGATCGAGGATGTAGTTCGTCCACTCGGATTCCGGTACTGGAAATTTCGACAGTTTCTGCTGTATGCCCATTTCGGTTTCCACATCGCGTAGGTTGTACAATTTGAACCTTTCCCACTTTTCTGGAGCATCAGATGAAAGGTGACGAAAGAGTGTACCGTCCTTCATCTTGGCGGGGACACAGAAGTACCGGATGAGGTCTTTGCCCTCCTTCAGCTTCTGCTTTTCCAGACCGATCACAGCACCGACGTTTTCCAGAGACAACGGCAGACCGAGCGTTGCCGCCCAGACCATTGTGCATCGCCAGTCGGATGGGGTGAGATAGTGTCCGACAGGGTACCCTAAGTACCGCGATAGGCAGATTCGCTCAAATTGGGCGTTGAATGCCCATTTGAAAACGGAAGGGTCGGTCAGCGCGGACAGAACTTCATCGGGTATTTTTTCGCCACATTCAAGGTCAACTACATGAACCGGACCGCCATCCACGGAGTATGCAAACAACAGAATCCGGAAATCCGGTGATTCGCAGTAGCGGTAGACCCCGCTCTTGGCGAGGTCCGCACTGCTGTAGGTTTCGATGTCAATGGACAGGTTTCTCATGCGAGGAAGTCATCATCACCTTCGGCGGTGAAGTCATCCGCTGCGGAGGTTCTGCCGCTGAGAGGTTCGCCGTCGCGGATCTTCTGGATGTTGCCGAGTCCGCAGGCGATGCCGCGATTGCCGTTGGAGTTGAAGGCGTAGAAATTGATGCTCACACGGGCGTAACATCCGGAATAGACCTCACTGCGGTCGAGGATCGGCTGAACCGAGCGGTCAACGATCTGCGGAGCGGTAGTACTGTTTGCGTTGACGAAATAAGCGTTCTTGTAGGCTTCGTCATCCTCACGCTCGACATCGCCGTCACGGAGCGGGAGCTTCAGAGCTGCCTTGTTCGGAATCTTGCCGCCGAATCTCGCCGCACCTTCCTTGATTGCCGCATCGATGGCGGCGTTGATGGCTTCCACAGTCTTGGCGTCAGACTTCGGAATAATGAGGGAAACGCTGAACTTCGGCTTGCCGTCGTTGATAGACACAGCCTCCCAGATGTTGGCATAGCTGAGGCGAACGATTCCGGTAACGACCTTGGTGGGATTCTTGATAGTAGACATAGTTTTTATTCCTCCGTAATTTCAGTAAATTCTGTAGTAGCATCGTCTGTTGTGATTGCCGGACGCTTGTCCGATGCGGGAACGAGCGTCGGCTTGCCATGTGGTTTCTCGACAAGTTTGCCGAGGATGGCGGCAAAGTTTTTCTTGCCCATGAGTTTCTCCATCTCCGTGATGGGAATCAGGCTTTTTCGGAAGATATCCGTGTATCCGGCGGCATTGGCAGCTTCGATAACGGCATCTTCATCAGCATATTTCCGCTTGGTGGTGCTTTCGACCAGTTTGAACCCGTGCCACACCTTGCCGTGATTGATGGCGGCATCCTGTGCGTACGCCTGGATTTCGTTCGCCCATTTCGTGAGGTCATCCAGTTTCAGAAGGATGTCTTCAATCTCCGCATCCGTCAGTAGAGGCGGTAGGGCGAATTCGTATCGGGCAAGCTGCAGCTTCGCTTCGGCTCTGGCACGGCACTTGACCGCTGCCTTGCAGAAGGTACACCAACTGCCGGGTATGTAGTCACCCTCTCCACGGAAGGCAAGTTCGGCTCTCGGCTTCAACACATTTTCCGTCCACGACAGGAGATCATCCACGGTGATTGTCCATGTGGAGATGTTATCCCGGCGCGGCTGGTAGATGGTCATGGAAATTTCTTCAATGTCGTAGAGAGCATCGAACAGCCGGAGTGCGCCGAGAGCGTACAGCATCATCTGCGGATTTTCTTCGGCTTCGACCAGAACGCCCTGACCGTACTTGAAGTCGATGATGTGGAGCAGACCGTCTGCCACAATCACGCAGTCACCGGTACCGAACCCCTCCGGTACATAGCAGGAGAAATCCAGTCGTTGTTCGATGAGGACGAGCGGATCGGAACAAGACTGCTTTGCTTCCTCGACAGCCTCCATGACGAACTCCACGTAATCGTCGGTGTAGGCGTCCATTTCGTTGCAGTCATATTCGCTGACCGGCTTTTGGGATCGCCGCTTCAAAGCCTTCTTCAGTTTGTGTTCGCAGAGCGCATGAGCGGCGGTTCCTTCGGCAGCGGCTGTAGATTCGGTATCGTCGAATTCCTGTTCCAGACGAGCAGAAGGTGAGCAGTTCAGCCAGCGGTGGGACGAGGATGCGGACAGCAGTGCGTGCTTACCCATTACCGAGTGCCTCCGCGTCCTTCATGAGGGATTCGTATTCGGACGGATCGATGAGAGAGAGTTTGTCCGCACCATGCTTCTGAAGAAGGGCGCGTACCTCTGCAGTGAAACCGTCGTGGGATTTTTCGGCGAGAACCGCACGAACCTGTTCCAGTGTAATGGCAGGTTTCGCCGGTACTGCGGATGACGGGGAAGGGGACTCTGTGTCTGTCCCGCCAAACATCTCAGTAAGAACATCTGCGGCGGATAAAATTGCTTCTGCGGCTTTTCGGAGATCTTCGATCACCGTTGCCATTTCGTTCATTCTGCCCATTCGTTCTTCCTCCTTCCGTTTTCATTGCCTGCATCCGCGCCAGCTGGATCGCCAGACGCTTGGATACTACACTGATGGCAGTCAGCACTTCGATCAATTCTAGATCAGTGTCTCTTGTGGTAGTTCTGGTGTACATTGTTTCACCTCCCGGAAGGAGCAGTATGGTTTATTTCCTTCCATTCCTTACCGGACATGAGAATGGCATTTTTTCAAAGGAAAACGGAAAATTTCAAAATAAATCCGGAAATTCTTTTGACAGGATTTTCTTCGCTCGTTTCAAGCGGTAGAACATGGTGGTGTTGCCCATCCCCAGTTGCTTCGCTATACTCACATCGGTATGTCCCAGAAGTCGTAGTTTACCAATCTCAACAGCCTGCGGCATCAGTTCCTGCAAACGTTCAAAGAGAAGTTCCAGTTCGGTACTATCCGCAATCATGTCATCGATGAGCAATGAATCATCGTACAATGTTTCGAGGTAACTGATGTCAGTCCCATTGATAGCATCATCTGTGGAACATATATTTCCTGCTCGTCTGAAAGGGCAAGTCAGGCAGTCCATGTCGCATTCCAGTTGCTTACTTTGGGGACAAACACACTGTCCTCTACGCTGCTGTTTGCGGCGATAATTATCGATATCATGATAGTAGGCATCGAACTCCTCTTTAGTAACAGTAACTTTCTCTTTGGTTGAGCGAATATAGATGTAATACTGCTTGGGGTTATCCATTTTTGTGTCCTTTCCGCCCGGACAAGCGGTGCAGCGGAGAGACACAAAAAGAGCCGGTGACTATGATGTACACCGGTGATCAGCGCAAAATGAGCATGACAAAGCACGGTGGGTACATCAGAGAAAATTTCAGCCGAAGCTGTACCTCTCTATGTATCCCGCCGCCTTAATGCGCATCTCAGGCTGTGAGAATATTGTTTTTAGGGGAAATTAAAAAAAGCCGACACAAAACATTCGCAGAATTTCTCTGCGGAATGCTCGTGTCGGCTGAACTCAGTATGTCGGTTCGGCTCGCATGGAGCGAGTATCAGGCTGAATGGCGAATCGCCTCCGATGAATGGGGGATTCTGCTCATGCTGGCGTTTTGGCAGCCGCCAAAATCAGTGCAAGAAGGTCATCCAAGGTGACTGTTTCGTACAGATTAGAGCCAGACTTTTTGATGCGGAGGATGACTGTTCCACTTTTATTGACAGTCACCTCGGCTATTGGTATTCGGTGTTGCGGTGTTTTCAACAGGGTTACTTGAGCGCAGTTCATGAATGATCCCTCCTTTGCGTTCAAGGAATTATGAAATAGATTATGTATCCACAAGCGAAAGCAGCCATGGAGCAGTAGGACGGGCAATCATTCTGGCATTGAGGTACGCCATCTGCAATGTCAGGCAGGTGCTTGCCATGTAATAACCGTCCATCTCCCGCAGGGTCATAGCTAGATCGGGATGATCCATGTCGATCATGCAAAGCGGCAGCAGATACTGCACACGCTGCTGATATACCTGTGGTACAATAAGGCTTGGTGTAACGGTCACTTGCCGACGAGCCAGTTCGACTGCGGTTTCCAACAGCAAAGGCAGATTGGTGGCGTCCTGGATAGATTCTGGCAGACGTTCAATATTCGCAGAATCACCAAGAATATGATCTACATTCACCCTTATCGGGTAATTCGGCAGATAATGGATACCATGCAGCGGCAGAATGTCAATCGGCTTTTTCGGCAATGGTTCTACATACCGGAGCAGTGG